GTCATCCCGCCCCCGGCACGTGTGGGCCGGGGGGCTGCGCCCTTCGGGGAAACGCGCTCGCAACTCGCTACTCTACCAAGCGACAATGCCATACCAACTGTCGCTCCGGACGTCTATCTACGTGTTGAGGGTTCGTTTATCCTTCTTGATGGCGGGAGGATCGTCGCGTGGGGTAGGTTCCGTAGTGGAACCTACACCCAAATGTTGCGAGGGCTGCTCCGTCCTGGGGGGATCGTCCGCGGCCCCTTCACGAATGTGTGTCTCATGCTGGCGTGTGAGGTGGCCTTGTCACATGATGATGTGCCTGGGTACCACCCAGACCTCTTGGGTGCCTTGCTGCGCTCTGGACGGCCAGCTCAGTTGCTGTTGGCGGTGTCACCCGAGATGTTCGAGGCGACTTTCCAGCTCATCCACACCGCACGCGTGTGCGGTCGTGCAGTTCGGGCGCATTGCCCGGACAATGGATTCACCAGCAACTTTGGTGGGGGCGGTGTTTTTGCCCTGCACTGTTATCACACGTGTGATTTGCGGCAGCTCTTGCTCATGGCCGGGATTGAGCCAAATCCCGGCCCGTCGCTCGTAGACGACTTCTACAACTGGTACACAAATGGTGGGGTCCCCGTCGAGGGCTCCGTCGCCAGTTTGTGGAACGTCGCCTGCGTGGTCGCTCAGAGGTCAATCGACTGGGTGTTCGGCGTGGCGCGTGAGTGGTCTACAACGCCGGGCGTTGCCTCCCGAGTTGCGGCCTACGACGCCTACCTCCGGACTGAGCGCTTGAGGCTAGGGACGGTCCAACTTGCCGAGGCGGTAGTTGGTATCCGGCCGGTGCCTCGCGCCATCCACAACTGGCATGGGCAAATCGAGGGCTTCACACAGCCCTGGTGGGCCGAGCGGGTGCACGTGATGCGCTTCACCCTCATCACACTGGCCGTGGTGGCCGCAGTTATGCTGCTGTTGCACACCATGGTGCCGATAGTGTGGCGTCGGATTAAGGCGTACTACAACATCCGGAAACCGGTCGTCAATCGCACCTCGGCGCCATTAGAGGCCGAGAGCGATGAAGACGACCTCGTTTGTCGGCCGGCAACTGAACCGGACTCCTTCACCTTCCCATCCACTTACACAGTAGAGGGTCGGGAGTGCTCATACGGTCGTTGCTACTTCACTGGGCCCATTCCAAATAGCTCACCCGCTGCGCGTGAGCACATCGAACCTGCTAAGTCCGACGAGGATTATAAGGTGATGTGGCGCGCAACCCGGAAGTTGTTGGGAAATGCGGGGTCCAACTTGGGCCGCAACTTGGGTCAGCAGATCCGTCGTGAGTTGGGCAACCCGCTCAGGACGCGTGCAAACGAGATTCTGGTTGTGCAGCGCGCAGCCAGGATGATTGCTGACTGCTGCCCAAATTTGCGGTACAAGGATCGCGAGGCGGTACAATGCTACGCTGTCTTATTCGCACTCGTCCCGTCACAGGCCGAGATCGAGCTCAACAAACATCTCAAGTGCTCTGACGTGGAGCACCGTGAGCATGTGGTCAGTACGCAACACTTAGTACCTGCACTGTTAGGCGATCACACGCAGCCCCAACCGTACCACCCGTGGTACTGGCTGCAGCCGTTCACCCTGAGTACGCAGGGTTTTCACCAGTCCTCAGTAAGTGCCGGGAACTAACTCACAAGTCGCGTGTTCCTCTTGTGATGCAGAGATCTTTGGAATTGCTGGGGGGGGCACACGATAGTATGCGCGACACGTTGGTCGTCAACTATCGTGCTGGTAAAGAACGGGATAGATCGATGTACGTGGTTAGCGGATTGTGTGGACAGGCTAACTACGTGTCATTCCGCGATTGCGTGGAAAATGCTAGGACAGCGCTACTGGAGCGCGTATTTTTCCACGAGATCGCGGGCGTGTATATGGCTCCTGTGGACCCAGGGCTCCCGGCCGTGCGCAAGGTGATGGCGCGTTTCGAGTCCGCTCTGAAGTGTTTCGCTGTTCCGGTAAAGCGTGTCCCGCTTGGTACATACCATGAGGCATACAGCGGCCGGAGGCGAGCGCTTTATCAGCGAGCAGAAGCGACCCTTGCGCGGCGTGGGCCCAAGTACACAGACTGTTACTCTTCCACCTTCCTCAAGTTTGAGAAGATGTTGGAGCAAAGGTCGATGGGAGTCGAAAAGTGGCTGGTTCCGCGGCTCATCCAACCCGCGAAGCCAGAGTACAACGTCTTGATCGGACGGTTTCTCAGGCCACTTGAACACGTGATGTACCATGCGCTTGAACGTGTGTTCGGGGCGCCTGTTGTCATGAAAGGCAGGAATGCCTACCAAACTGGTGAGTTATTCGCTGAGGCCTGGGCCGCTTACAAGGACCCAGTCGCGCTCAGGTTGGACGCCAAGCGTTTCGATCAACATCAGAAGCTTGGCATCCTGGGATGGACTCACATAGTGTACCAATTCTTCTGCGCACTCAGTGATGAGGAGCGGGCATACCTCAAATGGAGATTGACCGTTCACGGCTTCATGCACTGTTGCGACGGGAACTTGAAGTACGTGGTGCATGGCTGCAAGTGCTCAGGCCACATAGACACTGCGCTTGGGAACGTACTGGTGATGTGTGGGGCTATATATAGCTTCCTACACCACCACGGCTTAGCTCGACCGGGTTGGTGCGCGGTGTCGGTGTTCGACAACGGGGACGACTGCACTCTTGTGGGAGAGCGTGGCGTCATTGCGATGTTGGCACCTCGCGTCGATCCGTTCTTCCAGCAGCTGGGCTTAGTGATGAAGGTTGAGCCGATTGTGGATGTGCTGGAGAAGGCAACGTTTTGCCAAACCGTTCCAGTTTTCGATGGCGTAGCATGGCGGATGGTGAGAGATCCTCACCTGAGCATGTCTAAGGATGCCACGATATTGGGGAAACATTTCACAGGTAATCTGCTCGGCCCCCAACTGCACGCGATTTCACAATGCGGGCTTGCTTTGACTGCGGGATTACCGGTCCTACAGTCGTACTACCTCGCTATGGGACGCGGGCAAGACAAGGTGCGTGGTGCTGACATTAGGTTGTTGGACACTGGCTTCTTCCGGTTGGCCCATGGGCTGCAGCTCGGACGTACCGCTCCGGTTTCTGATGCCGCGCGGGTGTCGTTTGCTCGTGCATTCGACATCTGTCCGGACTTGCAATTAGAGCTGGAGCGTCAATTCGACGCATCCCGTGGGACGGTCGGCGGCGCCATCGGGGAGGGTAGCCCCGACCGCATTGTCCTAGCGTAGTAACCGGGGCGGGCCAAACCCCGGGGTTTTAGGCACTTCGCCGCGTTGGCGCGACGGCGATTTTAGTTGCCATTGGGTTGTTGCGCGTAATGGACCAAAACGGTGGGTAACCTCAATACTTCCGTGCTAAACAAAATGCCGAGAGACTACACGGCTCCTCCCTCGCGGTCGCGCAACGATGGATAGTCCCCACTGCTCGTGGGCACCCAATACGAGAGCATCTTACATTTACTTGTCATGTCTCCTGTACCAAAGAACAACAAAGCGAAGAAGCGTAATCAATCGAAGATAGCCCAGCAGAATGGCGGGCAGGTCGTTAAAGCGTCTGTGGCTGTTGGCCGTCAGATTCGCCCGGGAGTTCCAAAGTTGGTTGGAGCGGGGGGTGCGGGCACGATCCGTGTTACGCACAAGGAGTTTGTGGGTAGTGTTACCAATGGATCTACCACTGGGTTCGCACTCACTACCCTTAGCGCTGCAACACCTGGTTATGACCTCAACCCCGCGTGCTCCAACCTATTCCCTTGGCTTTCCGGCATCGCTACAAACTACGAAAGGTACCGGTTTATTAGCACGAACTTTCGGTTCGTGCCATCTAGTCCGACTACTACCGCGGGCCGTTTTTATGCTGCGATAGACTATGACTACGATGATCTCCCAGCTGGTTCGAAGAGTAGCCTTATGACAAACTCCACGGCTGTCGAGGTCCCGGTGTGGATGGAGGCATCGTTGAAGGCCCTGCCTGCCCAATTGCACCGTGACCAGCCGTATAAGTATGTCAGCACGAACACTCGCAGCAACTTCGTGGAACCGCGTACCGCCTATTGCGGTTTCCTGATGTGTGCTTTTGATACGCCCACAGCGAACCTGGTCTATGACGTCTGGGTTGATTACACAGTGGAGTTCCAGCTACCCGTTGGGTTCAGCTACTTCTCCGAGGTCACTGGCCCGGCGCCAGTCGCAGTCACCAATGTCACCTCGGGTGGCGGTGCGACGAAATACGGCTTTGTGCCCATCGTGCAGACGCTCAATAGTGTGCTTAAGGTCGTGGTGCCTGGCAACGGGATCACCCCGATACTGAACGCAATTATTGGCGGCGGTACGGTTGCCACTGCCGGCACCGCGTACGACGTGCGCGGCTTGCGTAAAACTTCCACACTGGAGACCACAGCTGAGTACAACGCCGCTGTACCGCCTTCAGACTTCTTCACTGCCGCCGTTGATATGGTCATGGCAGCCTGGGATCAGGCTGGCACGTACCTCGGGACGGTACCGTGTTCCATGAAGCAGACTGGATCGAAGATCTCGACTGAATTCAGCACGGTTTCCGCTTGGGTCAAGTCTGTCGCGCTTGTCCACGCTGCCGACATGTTTAACGCTCTGAACACAGTCGCTTATGTTGCACCTTTGCTTACGACCAGCGCCGCCTTTGGCGCAGGTTACGCAAGTGCTGGTACAAAGTTTGAATTTTAATTTCATCTAACACCCCAATCCCTAATCGCACCTCACTATGTGCTGGCTTGGGGACCACGACACGTATCACAGTTGTGGGTCTGTTTCCCACTACGTTGCCTAAGCGGCGCCAACCGTTACGGCTTTCCCACTTCCTCACGGGGCCACCCCCCTGACCAAAAACATCAGAAAATTTCTATTAAACCTATAAACACGGAATCCGAAAATTTCTGGCAAACATTATACACTGCGAGGGCGAAATCCGGGCTGATCTCCGGTGGGGGCCTTAGCATCCGACAGTCGGCAAATAGTC